CTAACTTCACCATATAGGAGAATGAATGTTAGAACCAGAAGTAGAACAATACTATAACACTTATTTTGAATTGTTTATGCAGGATGGTTGGCAACAGTTTATGTCTGATGTTCAACAAGCCATAGATACAATTCAGATACTTGCACTCCAAGATGCTAAAGAGTTACATCTAGCACAAGGCCAACTGCAAGTATTTCAAAGACTCCTTACATGGCAGGACTCCATAACTAATACTTATGAAGCTGCTTTAGAGGAAGCAAATTACACAGAGGAGTCAGATGCGTAGGCTATTTGACTTCAAGTGTATAAACAACCACGTAACAGAACATTTCACTGAATCCGACCAAAGACAAGTGTTATGTTCTGAATGTGGTCACACAGCAACGCGGATAATTTCTGGTACTTCTTTTAAGTTAGACCAAACCTTTGCAGGTGAGTCTATCAAATGGGCAAGAAGACACGAGAAAGCCGCTAAACAACAATAATTCCACAATACTTTTATAAGTACGGAGAAATCATTAAATGGCTAAAGTAACAGACCCTCTTGATAGCCAAGAGTTAAATCTACAGGAAGACGAAGAACTTGTCAATCTTTTTCAAGATGAACAAGAACCACAACAAGAAGAACAACAAGAAGCTGCTCAAGTAGAGACAACAGCTACACAAGAACCTGAAAGCACTGTCCCTGATAAATATCAAGGTAAGTCCATTGAGGAGATTGTGCAGATGCACCAAGAGGCTGAAAAGCTAGTTGGTCGTCAAAGTTCTGAAGTTGGAGAACTTCGTAAAATTGTAGATGACTTTATCAAGACAAAGGCAGACGAAGCTAAACAAGAAATAAGTCCCAACAACTCAATGGACGATGAAGTAGATTTCTTTGAGAATCCAAAGGAAGCTGTCGCCAAAGCAGTTGCTGGCAGTACTGAGATGAAACAGATGCAAGAGCTACTTGCTGCACAAAAACAGCAAGAAGTCTTAGGCAAAATTTCAGCTAAACACCCTGACTACATGGAGGTTATTCAAGACCCTGCATTTGGTGAATGGGTTAAAAGTTCTGCCGTACGTGTTGAGCTATTACAACGTGCTGATACTTACGACTTTAATGCAGCAGACGAACTACTAACAGTTTGGTCTGAACGCAAAGATGTTGTAAATAAAGCTAAGGAAGTAAATGAGCAAGACCGTAAGCAACAGCGTAAAGCTGCAACAACTGGAGGTAAAGGTTCAGGAGAACCAATCTCTCGAAAAATCTATAAACGTTCGGACATAGTCCAACTAATGATAAGTGACCCAGAACGCTATAAAGCTAATGTCGATGAATTTGACAGAGCTTATAGAGAAGGTCGCGTTAAATAATCTAACTTATAAAGGTATATAAAAATGGCAGGTTTAGGTAATTCAAATCACGTCACACAAACCAATGTGGATGCTTTTGTCCCAGAGATTTGGTCAGACGAAATCGCAGCAGCTTACAAGTCTAATCTTGTAATTGCTAACTTAGTAAAGAAAATGAGTCATGTTGGCAAGAAAGGTGATACACTTCACATTCCTAAGCCAGTACGTGGTTCAGCTACTGCTAAAGCAGAGAACTCTCAAGTAAACCTAATCGTTGGTGCAGATACAGACTTCTCAGTAAGTATCGATAAGCACTACGAGTACTCACGTTTAATTGAGGACATCACTGACGTTCAAGCTCTACCATCACTACGTTCTTTCTACACAGAAGACGCTGGTTATGCTCTAGCTCGTCAAATCGACTCTGACTTAGGTGCTTTAGGTAGCTCTTTAAGTGGTCGTTACTACATGGACAGTTCAACTAACTTAACAGCTTATGCTGCTGATACAGTTGTAGCTGCTGACGTGTTCACTGATGTAGGCTTCCGTACTGCAATCCAACTACTTGATGACGCAGACGTACCTATGGACAATCGTTTTATGGTTGTTCCTCCTTCAGTTAAGAAGGACATTCTAGGTATTGACCGTTTCAACAGTTCTGACTTCGTTAATGGCCGTCCAGTAGAGAATGGACTAATTGGCGAAATCTACGGTGTTAAAATCTATGTATCTACTAACCTACCTGAAGTTGAAAGTGCTGCTCAAAACAGTGCTAACGGTCGTGTAGTTGGTGGTATTCTAGGTCATCGTGATGCGTTCATCCTTGCAGAGCAAATGGGTGTTCGTGTTCAGACACAATACAAGCAAGAGTTCTTAGGTGACTTGATGACTGCTGATACAATCTATGGAGTTGCAGAACTTCGTGATGGTGCAGCTTTACAACTAGTCTTCGCTTCTGACGCTACTCCAGCAACAGCAGCACCGTAATAGTACTTTAGTATATAGGAGGTGGGTAACTGCCTCCTTTTTATTAACTTATAAGGAATAGTTATGGCAGTAATAGACACATATTCTACAGATATTTTTAGTGCAAAAGGTGCTAATGAAGATTGTCAAAGTGATACTCTTTTTGTAGAAGGAACAACTATCAGTGGTTATGTAGGCATTCCACCCACTTGTCGTGCAATATACATAGGCGGTGCTGGTAATGTAAAAGTAGATATGGCAGATGGCTCTACAGTTACTTTTGAATCTGTACCAGCAGGTACTTTTATGCCTATTCAAGCAAGAAAAGTTTACGCGACTGGGACAACAGCTACTCATATTCATGCTTTGTTCTAAGGAATAATTATGAACTTAGGAATAACTACTTCTTTACTTACCACAATTAATAATAGTAATCGTGCAGCACAAAATGGTCTTGTTATAGGCTCTGATAGTACAACTGCTGACGGAAATAAAATAAATGGTACTGATTTAGATAACGCTGACGGCACTTTTAGTGGGACAGAGTATTTTATTAGAACTGGTATTATTGAATCAATACGATTTGAAGCTACCTTTTATGGTTCTCCTGCATCAGATACTAAATTGAATGATTTCAGGATGATTATGGTGTGGAATGGTAGTTCTAATGCAGCATTTCGTGAAATAATAAATACAGGTAATACCGATTCAACTGAAGTATCTTTAAGCGGCCTTAGCAATGGGGACGATATAGATGTAACTTTTGATGATTCTAGTGCAAGATTATACAACTATGTCACAGGTCAAGAAGCTGCGTTTACTTTTCCTTATAACCTAGGTTCTTTGCATACTGGCTACAATGATTTTAGAGCAAATTTTGCATATTCTATATCTGAAGGTAGTGGTAGTGTATCAAGACTAGAAAGTATTAAGGTGACAATAACCTATGAATAATAAAATAAATAATCAAAAAGCTAAAGAAGTTTTAATGAAACTTAAAGATGTTAAAGAAGAAGTAAACTCAAAAGGCAAAAAAGTAGTTACTGCTACTTTTAACAGTGTAGTTGTTAAGCATGATAGCACTGACAGCAATCAATAGGAAATTATTTACATGAGTCCTAAGAACGAGATAGACCCAGTAGAGTATGGGAAGCTACTTAGTAAAGTAGAATCACTAGAAGAAAAGGTAGGCTCAATGGAGCTTGACCTAAAAGAATTATTAGAACTAGCCAATCGGTCGCGTGGCGCATTTTGGGTAGGTCTTAGTTTAGCATCGTTTATGGGTGCTTTGGCCACTATATTATTTAAACGATTTTTAGGATAAGTACATGGCGATATATAGAGGTATAGGTGGGGTAGTTGAGTCTAACACAGACGCTACAGTAGTAGCAGTTACGGAAAAAGCTACGGAAGCTGCTGCTTCTGCCAGTGCTGCTGCAAATTCAGCTACTGCTGCAGCAACTTCAGCAACAAGTTCAGCTAACAGTGCCACAAATGCTGCAAATTCTGCATCTGGTATAGGTACTTCCGCAACAAACGCAGCTAACAGTGCAGCAGCGGCAGCTACTTCTGCAACTCAAGCAGGAACAGCTAAGACAGCCGCAGAGACAGCAGAAACTAATGCAGAGACTGCAGAAACTAATGCAGAGACTGCTAAGGCTGTTGCTGAAACAGCGAAAAATAATGCTGCTTCTTCAGCCACTGCATCAGCTTCTTCAGCTACTGCATCAGCTTCATCAGCTACTACAGCAACTACTAAAGCAAGTGAAGCAGCCTCATCAGCTACTAGTGCAAGCACTTCAGCAACAAATGCTAGCAACTCTGCTGGTACTGCTGCAACAAGCGCAAGCAATGCTAGTACGTCAGCTGCTAACGCTGCTACAAGTGCAACTAATGCTGGTAATAGCGCAACTGCTGCTGCCACTAGTGCTACTAGCGCATCTACTTCCGCAAGCACAGCAACTACTAAAGCAAGCGAAGCAGCTTCTTCAGCTACTAGTGCGGCTAATTCGTCTACAAGTTCTGCTGCCTTTGCTACTAATGCAGATGCATCTAAAGACGCGGCTGCTACTAGTGCTACAAGTGCAGCTTCTTCAGCTACTACAGCTACAACCAAAGCTAGTGAGGCAGCTACATCAGCCACTAATGCTGCTAGCAGTGCAACCAGTGCTGCTACTTCAGCCACCAATGCGGCTACAAGTGCAACTAATGCCGCTACTTCAGCTACTAGTGCATCTACAAGTGCAAGTGCAGCAAGCACATCAGCTACTGCTGCCGCAGCTAGTGCGGTAACTGCTGCTAGTTATACACCAAGTCAAACAGGTAATGCAGGTAGGTATTTAACTACAAATGGCACTGTTACTTCTTGGGGTACTGTAAGCGCTGGTGGTGGTGGTGATTTAGTTAAGATTGCAAAACAATCGTTTAATGGCTCTGTTACTTCTTTAACTTTTACAGATTGCTTTAGTGACACTTATGCTTACTATAAAGTATTCTTTACTGACTTTAGAGCTACAACATCAAACTACCCAGAAATTTATGGTTTACTTTCTTCAGATAGTGGCTCAAGTTTTTATAGTTCTTATGGCTATGTAGACACGACTCAATCTGTATTAAGATTATCTAGTGGTTACGATATAGGTCAGTCAAAGATAATACATGCAGACTTTATAATTGCTGGTGCAAGAGATACAACTGCTTATACAACATGTAATGGTCTGGTTAATAGAAGCGACTCTGCTGGAGCCGTAAGTTATGAGAGAGGTCTTAGGTGTGGCTTGAAGTCAAAAGCAGCTGTAGATACTCTTAGAATATATCCAAGCAGTGCCACACTTGATGCTGGAACTGTAGCAATTTATGGAATTAAAGCCTAATTACTAGGAGATACAAATGTACAAGATGGTAGATGGCGTTGTTGTTGCTATGACTGAAAAAGAAATAGAAGCAAGAAATGCTGAAGTAGCAGAAGCGGAAGCACAAGAAGCAGCAAATAGATATAAGCATGCCAGAGTAGATGAGTATCCTTCACTCGAAGACCAGCTAGACGATATATACCACAATGGTATTGATGGTTGGAAGGCTTCCATTAAAGCAGTTAAAGATAAATATCCTAAACCTTAAGGTATAATAGAGAACAAATAATGGCAGCTAAAAAGAAAGACCCAAGATTAGCTAGAGCAGGTGTACCAAGTTACAACAAACCTAAGCGTACACCTAACCACCCAAAAAAGTCACACGTTGTCGTAGCTAAATCAGGCGACCAAATAAAAACTATACGCTTTGGTGAGCAAGGTGCTAGTACAGCAGGTAAACCTAAGTCTGGTGAGTCTGCACGTATGAAAGCAAAGCGTAAATCATTTAAAGCAAGACACGCTAAGAACATAGCCAAAGGTAAGATGTCAGCAGCTTACTGGGCTAATAAGGTGAAGTGGTAATGATATATTTAGACATGGTAAACAACGTACTGAAGCGTCTACGAGAACGCACAGTCTCAACAGTAAACGAATCAACATACTCTACGCTTATCGCAACCTTGGTTAATGACGCTAAGGAAACAACGGAAAACGCTTGGTCATGGTCTGGCCTTAGAGGTACTATAACTGCTACAACAGTAGAAAATGTATTTCACTATGAGTTAAATGGCTCACTAAACAGCCTGACAGTATTAGATGTAGTTAATGATACTGCTGACCATTTTATGCAGTACAGAACAGCGCACCAGTTTAATAACTTCTTTCTTAACTCGTCTAACACAACTAAAGGTACGCCATACTACTACTCGTTCAATGGTGTTAGTGCAGATGGTGACACGCTGGTAGATATATACCCAATACCAGATGGTGAATATCACCTACGCTTTAACTCAGTGCTTCGTACTAGTGATTTAACTAATGACACAGATACTTTCTTAGTACCTACTAAACCTATAGAGCTACTAACTTACGCTATGGCCGTAGAGGAACGTGGTGAAGATGGTGGTATTAATCCTGTATCTGCTTATGCCAGAGCAAACAACGCCTTGCAAGATGCTATCAGCTTAGACGCTGCCAAGCACCCAGAGGAGACAATCTGGTATGAAAGCTAGAACTATCTATGTTAATGAGGTAGCAACCACTACTACAACTTACTACACAGTACCTGCTAATAACAGAGCTAAGATAGTATTCCTAATCTTACAGCATGACACAGGCTCTGGGGCTAAAGACGTAGAGGTACTTGTCAACGACGGCACTAATAATAATCACTTAATGCACGCTAAAGGATTGAACATTGGTGATGACCAAAGCCTTAGTGTATCACAGACCTCCTATGTCATGATGGAAGCAGGTTATATTGTTAAGGCAGTGGCTACAGGTACAGGCTGTCAAATGATTATGACAGTAGAAGAAACACCATTCCTAGTGAGTACAGCATAATGGCAAAACCTTTAGTAACAGCATCACTAGTAGCTCCTGCTTTCTTAGGTTTAAATACTCAAGAGAGTAGTGTAGCTAATAATCCTAGCTTTGCACTAGAGGCTAACAACTGCATCATTGATGAGTTTGGTAGACTAGGCGCACGTAAAGGCTGGCTGTATCGTACTAGCTCAGGTGGTACTAGCACTAACCTTTTGGGTATGCACCCATTCTTAGATATAGTTGGTACTAA